ATAAATCGATTAACAAAATCTTTATCGATTGATATTTCTGCATTCCAATCTGGAAGTTGCTTTAACTCCGGAACTTGGCGAATAACTGACATATCAGCTAACATAAATGTCATATCAACATCTTTATCTGAAATACCGATGTTAACTGCCGCGCCATTAGTTTCATTAACAACTACATCTAAGTCTTCAGCTACTGCCGTTAACATTTTTACTAATTGAGGTGTAGCATAAACACCTAATTCATTTTCACCTAAATCAATATTATTGGCAGATATAGAACCAATTACATTCTGGTCATCTGTAATAAATTTAGTTTCGGTTGTACCTGACTTACCTGTCCACTTCACTGAAGTAGTCGCTCCTGCTAAATGATAGCGACTAATAAAATTTAAAAGATCTGTTTTTTTCATATTATACTGTTTCAAAGAATTTATTAAATGTATTTTCGTTTGTCGATGTTACATGTGTACCACCGTAGTTCATATAGTAATGACGATATTTTTCATAGATAAACATTGCCGCATCTGGATCTTCGAACATCTCATTCATACTCTTAAGTATTTGATAGAAGTCAGCCGGTACAATTGTTTCTAACAATTCCAAATGTGCATCGCATAACTCATTAACCATATCAATAGTCTTGTTAAATGCAAATACATTATTCAAGACCATCTTCAATGTACAATCTCCATCATACTTAGCTACTTCTCCAAATGTCATATTAATCGGGTGACCAAACGGATTAGGAACTTTATCATCTGCTCGATACGGAAGATTATCGCCTTTCGGAAAATATAAATGACTAAATGTCATCTTACTTAATTGAGGTGAATGCAAATATGTTCCGTATACCGGATATTGACCTGGCGATGAACTATCTGTTGATACTTGTATTCTGCTATCAAAATGCTTATTGAAATTGTTTTGCAAAGTACTTAACAAATAGAAATCACTAATCTTAGAAATACCTAACAAGTGAATATATCCGTTACGCTTCTTTTCAAACTCTCGATTCTTTAACATTACTGCTAATGCATAAAAGAAGTCTACAAGCTTCTGAGGACCACCTACACACCATCCACCAAAGTCAAAATCTTTAACTTGATCATACCAATGAGAATATTGATGCGTATTAGAACCTTGCAGTACATTTAAGAATGTACACTTACCAGACTGATTCTTTTCAAACCACTTAAAGTTTTCTAAACTAATCTCTAATGAATCTTCAAAGCGATTAGCATAAGTAGTTCTAGGCGGAATATCTAAGTTAGCTGCAATATCAGCATTATTTTCTAACCAATGAAAGATAGTTTCACGGATTTCCGGACTCCACTTTAGAGCGCCACGGGCTAACTGGTAACCACCTGAGTCGCCGAATACAAATGCCTTTTCCAATCCAAAATCTTTTCTAGTCTCAGGCTTCTTGTAATAGTGACCTGCTGTTACTAGAAAATATGGATGCCTCCATTCTTCTGGAAACTCTTCTGCATAGAATCTACATGTTAATCCAGGATGAACATCTTTATTCTTTTTAAATGCATCTGCCGACCCGCCTGCTGACAGGGACGGAAAATATATAAATCTTTTTGGTTTACTTTCTGCCATCGAACATTACCTTTAATAAATTATCACAACTAAAATATTCTTTTGTCAATTTTTCTTTTAATGCATTCATTTGATTCAAAAATGCATATTGGCCATTTTTATCATAACAATTGATATGATATCTAATAGCTTGTATCAACATCTCACGATGCTCTTTATAACTTTCCATTGATAATGACCAATCACTTGGATATATAAATGGAGCTGTATACATTTCTGAATAACTTAAACGATCTGGTACCATTGGTACTGCATCTGCTAAAGCTGCTTCATAACATGAAATACCTAATGTCTCTTGTAGGTTAGCTGAAAAAACTATTTTAGCTTTACCCAACATTTCGTGATATGCTTCTTTAGATAACTTTTGATCTTGGCATATTACAAATTCATATTCAGGCAATTCTTTAGCTAACTCTCTAAATATTTCCAATTGTTTCTCTGGAGCAATTCTATGAGGAAACAATATAATATTTTCTTTCTTGTCAGGTTTTATAGCAGCTTGTAAATACTCCATAGGCCAACCTGTACGATAACATTTAACATTATCGTAACCATATGTATCTCTAAACAACTTGATATGATAATCGGATGCAAACCAATTGTAATCAATTGCTTGGGCTAATGATAATTCAAATGTCTTTACCCATTCATCTTTAATCAATCGACCTAAAAAGTCATTCTTATCGTAATTACCAGCATGCCATAAAGCATGTATCTTAATAGGAATACCTAACAACTGACTCATATACTTAAGTTGAATTATGGTAGGATTCCAAGCGTCTGTATACAAAAAGATATCACCTGCCTTAACTTCTCCGTTTGTAAAAGCTCTAGCTATCTTGTTCATTTGAGAACTTTTGTATACATTAGTACCGCCGAAGTTTAAAAATGCTCCAGGCGTAGTTGCATCTGGAATATCCGTATCACCTTCTACAACTTCAACCTGAAACTTAAGCTTGTTATCGTTGATATAACTATTCATGACTTCTGGTATCCAAGTCTTCCATTGACCAGTATATCTAGTATCAACAGCTTCTAAATCTACAATCCAAATCTTATTCATATATTTGATCGAATTTATAATCATCAGGTGCTACTCGTTGCATATTATACACTGTTGTGCAATATAATGAATAATCATCATAAACCAATTTAATGCTATCTGTTTTCTTTAACATACCAGCCTCTTCACAATTTATCATAAGCATAATATGACAATGAATACGCAACATCGGAGGAATATCAACTAACATTTCTGGAGTAGCTTCAATTGAAATAAAAGTCTTTTGATTGATTAGATCAAACAACTTACTCCAATCCATTTCATCGTTTTCATCAGAAATTAATTGTTGTGTCGCGGGAGAACAAATATAGATATGAGCCGGCGCATCTTCAAATATACCGTCATTAGCTGCAGCATAGATATCTGCTACAAACAATGTTTCTATGTCCGTAAATCGGCCTTCAACCTCTTTACCGAACCAATACTTTTTAAATCCTATCATAACTTATTATTTACTTTAATATAAGTACATTCTTTTAAAAATCCTAACCAAACGAAAAGAATTTTCCAACATTGTTATTCTCAGGTATACGTCCCCAATTCATTGCTTCGTAAAAGTCTGACAACTTGTTATATAATGACGATGTAAATATTTTATCATAATCAATATATGTAGTAATTAGCTTTACAATCTGTTCCGGGTCATCATATCCCTTTAATGCACATTGTTCCAAGTTTAATGGGTTAGGACGTAGATATGTCCATTTGATTTTTTCACCGTCGATAATTTCACGTACCGTTTTAATATTATGATACGTTAACAAGTCATTATAGTTTAAAGCTGACTTAACATGGACAGGCGTACCTTTTGGTCGAATAGCAAATGGCTTAGCTTTCTTAGTTGTAAACTTAGATAACTCTTTTACTCCAGTAGGCGCCATTACATCGATAATAGGCAATGTTTTCATATGATCTTTAAACTTAAGAATCTTATCATCTAAAGTTTCTTTATCTATATCATTCAAAATATCTTTAAGAACTTCCGCCATAAACTTACGGAATGCCGGAGGGAAACTAGATCTTACAACATCTAATCCCTTAACATCTAAACGAGATATTGTATGACCTTCCTGATTGATAAGCCATTGTGCATATCGCTTTTTAGCAATCCATATACCAGCCTTAGCTACAAATTCTTGTTTGATATCAAATCTATGAGTAGCTACATTATGAAACTTTTCTGCATATACATTATATGACTTGTTAATAAATGCTTGTACTTCGTTTGCAATTTCAATAGTACGTTCTGCCATCCATTTTTCATCTGTAACATCAAATGATGGATATCGCTTTTTAATAATTGGTAACGACGAAAAGAATGTCGAATCTGTATCGGTATAGATACAATAATCTTTTTCAACACCTAATTCTTTTTTGTAATACTGATTACCGATATCAGCCGTAAACTTAATCAATTGTTGGCCAGTACTGGTAATGGCTACGGCATTGTCCGGATCAAAGAATCTAAATCCCGCATTACCTAATACGCCGTAAAATGAATTGAGAAGAATTTTTGTAACTAACTGCAATCGATCAAAATATTCTGCTTTTGCAGCATCTCCTTCCTTTTCATATTTCTTTTTAAGATTCTTGTAATCAACACGTTCAGCAAACCACTTTTCCAAAATAGACGGGATAAATCCTTTTTTAGTAGTATCATATACTACACCATTAGCTGCAATAGAATATTTGTTATCTTTAAGATATTGACGAAGTTCTGCAGCAGTAGCCCATCCTTTGTTTCTACTAGAATAGTGAGTCCCTTTATCTTTAACATAATCTACACCGTCAAACTTATCTAATTTAAACACTTTAGTTTCTGGAGAAATGCCAAGTGTCATAATGATACTAGGATACAGAGATGTTAAGTCAAGGTCGTATATCCATTTGTAACGGCCTGGATTAGGGTCTTTTACATATGCTCCTAGCAATTCTAATGGCTGATCTGAATCACGTTCTTTTTTATTAGGTGCTACTAATCCAAGACGTTTAAGATATGTTAATGACGCGCCGTCTAGATATCTAGTAGAAAAATAAACATCTTCGTACGGTACATGCCCTTTATGACAAATACCTCGAGCCAAATCTATCAACTTCATCTTCTGGTCAATAGCTACTACCAGATCAACGTCGTTCATATTGTAATCAACATACTTATTGATATCTGTACGCATCAAGTCATTAAGATTACCTTCATACTTGATCTTACCTCTACCCAATTCTTTTTGTGAAATAGCTTCTAATGAATAACTCGATTCTTCTGAATATGTAAAGTTTTTATACAATGCCATATAATCTAAACATGCAACTCCTGATATACGATATCGGTTGCGATGTTTCAACCATATGACATCTTTGATGGGAGACATTGTCCTAGCCGTTGTTTCTCCTAAGATTCGTGTCATACGATTATACAAATACGGAATATCAAAGAAATCAATATTCCATCCGGTTATAATCGTAGGACGAATTTCATAATACTTAAATAAAAACTTTTGTAAAAGATCATATTCCGTAGGACATGATTGAATTATATCTGTAGACTTTACTACATTGCCTTTATCTAATACCCATACATATCTAGCATCTCCTGCTTGATCATAAATTGCAATAGAGGTAATTTCATTCTGCGCAGTTTCTACTGTTGGAAATCCATTTTCAATATCAACCTCAATATCTATAAAGATAGTACGATGACCCGTAGACAAATCATCTGAATCTGTATACATATCAATCAATGTCCTTGTTTCCGGATTGATGTCTGATTCATACAACCCTTGTTCTTCTCGATCAAAGTCTGTAACTTTATCTAGTTTAGTACCGTCCAATGCTACATATTCTCCGTAAGAAGATTTACGATATGCATAAGGCTTATACTTAACTTGTATATGGCCTTTTACATCGTCCCAAATATGGACAGTATTTGTTTTATTGTGATATGCTACTGCTTGATACATTATACTAATTCCTCGTAAATTCCTAAACCTTCACTTGCTACTAATAGTGTTACTGCCGCTATTGGTTCTACTAATAGCGCAAAGTAACCTATTATTCGTAATGCAGACTTAGCAAAGCTAATCTGTTGATGCCTTTTAGGATCTGGATGTTTCATAACTATATTTTATAAATGTTTCTATAATTTCGTTTAAGGCCGTTATCATCAAACCCATAACCAACAACCCATTCATCTGCAATTTCAAAACAAAAATGATCTACAGACATCGGATTGTCTTTACGGTGTACTAACGTAACTACTTTAACTTCTGCTGGCATTCGAGAATCTACTCGTTGCAAAATCTCTAACATCGTCTGGCCGGTATCGACAATATCTTCAATAATATAAACCCTTTTACCTTTCAAATCAATCTCTAATTCTTTAGTAAAAGTTACACCTGAAGAATTATCTTTACCATGGTATGATTTAGGACGTATAAAGTCTACTTCAATATCAATACCCATATCTTTGACAAGATCAGAAAAAAACATAAATGATCCATTCAATACACAAATCATAACTGGAGGTAATGAATTACCACTAGACTTATGTTCTTCTGATAATCGATGAGCCATAGCCCTTACTCGACGTTCAATCTTATATTCTGGTATAAGTATTTCCATGTTGCTAGTCATTATAACCTTTTACAAATTCATAAAACTCATTACGTGTCGACGGATCATCTTTAAACGCGCCAGTCAATTTACTTGTCTTCATACTAGCACCGCCATGTTTAACGCCTCGACATTGTACACAATTATGAGTAGCTTCAATCATAACAGCTACGCCTTTGTTATCATTAATGATAGTATCAACAGCATTATGAATAGCAACAGTCAATTGTTCTTGTATAGCTCCGCGGCGACCAAAATGCTCAACAATACGATTAAGTTTTGATAATCCAATTACTTTGCTATCATCGCCAGGAATATAAGCTACATGCACTAAACCCATTATAGTTTGATGATGATGACTACACATACTAGTTAATGGAATGCCTCCTTCAAATACCATACCATCATATCCATCGCTAGGAAATGCAGTGATCGATGGGGCCGGATTGAATCTACCGGCCCATAGATCATTTACATATGCTTTAGCTACACGTCTGGGCGTATCACTGGAATTGGGATCGTTTACCCAATCTACTCCTAATGCCGTAAGAAACTCTCCGAAATGATGAGCAGCCTTATTGATAATTTCTGCTTTTTCGTAATTGGAAAGTTTAGCATCAGAACCTTCTTCTAACTGCTTTTGTGCCAACTGCGTTGATATACCGTTAGCAAAACCTGACATTACTGTCTCGATTGAATTAGCTGTTTTATTCATTTGCGAATTATTTTTGTACATTGATCAATGCAATTTCAGATTCTCTAACTAATAGATACTCTACATCGTCAATTGTAATTCTTTTATGTTTACCGACTTCATTTTTATGAATAACTACATGGTCGCCTACTTTAACTGTCACTGGAATACGATCTCCAGTTTGTGTAAACAAACCATCGCCGACAGCGACAACATCTGCATGTACATAGTTATCCATACCATCCATTAAGATGATACCTGACTTAGTCTTGTCTTTCTTTTCATGTTCTTTTACAAGGAGCAAATCGCCCATAGGTTTCATGTTCATAGCCTTTTTTATTTTTTAAATTAAACACCTCGTTGCGTATCAAATGCAATAATATGATCTCGTCCTGTCATATTATATCCAAATTCTGCACACAAATCAAATACTAGCGGATACATTTTAATTAATTCTTCTCTTGTATCTCCCGCAGGCATAATATATGTTTTATGTTTTGGAATTCCAAATTTTACTCGAAAATTTTCTATCTCACGTAAGTTTTCAATTGACCCATCCCATACTGGCTTGTAATGATAATCATTATGATACTTGATCATTTTACTGATAGCATCTTCATTCAATCGAAACTTGTTATGTTGATCGATAAACTTTTGATCTACCGTATTACCTTTAGGAGTTTTAATTCCTAACTTAGGAACACTGTTACTAAACTTGGGAGATAATGAAACTAAATCTATTGGAAAATCTGTTTCTACATAATGACTACCTTCCGTTTCAATTGTAGTAATAATACCGCGTTTAAATGCAAATGATGTTAATTCATTTAATAAAGCAGGTTGCATTGTCGGACTGCCTCCAGTAATCATCATTTCTTTGATATGAGGATTTTCGTCATATATGTTAATAATGTCATTGAAAGTAAATTTACCTTTCTCAGGATGGATACTAGTATACCAACTATCACACCAACCACCTTCACCAAACCAACAACGATGCGTACATCCGGTAACACGAATGGCTATGGTAGGTCGTCCCATACGACTACCTTCGCTCTGTACACATCGATACAATTCTGCGATAGGCAATACTTTATTATAATCAGTTATTCTTTCCATAGTTTTAGAAGGGTAAGTCGTCGTCTGTATCATTGTTAACCTCTATTCTATTATCTTGTTTAAAATATTCATCTAAGTATTCTTTAGAATATTTAAGTATATAACCGTTATAGTTTTGTGTACTAACAAATTCTGTTATATACGCTTGTCCCATTTTACGAGCTGTCTTAGCTACATCTTCTGCTAATTCTCGACTAGGTTTATATCCTAAATAGGTACGTAAGCTAATCATATCAACAGCTGTTAATGGTTTAGCCGTAATGGTATATTGCATACCGTTCGAGATAAACGTAGTAACTAACTGTGTATTATTCTCCATAACTGGCGCTGTTTCGTTCATGTTCGTAAACTTCAACTTTGATAGCTTTAACTCTTCCATCTGTTTCTTTCTTTAAAAAACCATTAATAAGCGTGTACAGGTATTCAGCAAATCGTTCACATCCGGTAGCTGGAAGTACTCGTAATTGAATAATACCATCAGCATCCATTTGCTTAAATTCTTCTAAATACGGATCATCTTCTGCTATAATAGTAGTATGATCGAGCAAATGAGTAAAAAAATCTTTAGGAGCCATACCTGCTATTTCATGTTTAGCTCGCTTCATTCCACCAAAATCAAATACCCAATTGCGATGATCTAAATCACCTTCAAACCATACTCTAAAAGATACAGCATATCCATGTAAAAACTTACAATGTGTATCGTCTGCTTTCCATTGACGAAAACATGTTGAGTATCCGTCAAATAGTTTTGATGATTGAAATTTCATTATCTATTCTTTTTTGAATAAGTCCAAGCAAACCAAAACTTCTTACCGTTTAACAAATGTGAAGCGGTATGATCATAATCATTATTAAACTCTCCCATATATGTATGCATAGCATCTTTATCATTGAAAAGAGTATAATTACCGGCATCGGAATACGTTTCAACGAACGACCAACCGGTATGTTTTACGGAACGATTTTGTACTGTCTCATATGACATTGTACGAAGATACTCTTGATCACACTGAGGTAGTGATCTAAAGTCGAAAGCAATTTCTACATCTTTAAATTTAAACATAACTTGTATTGATTTTTGTATAGATAAATATATAAACTTATTCGCAAACGTTCAAATTTTCTGAACTTTCTTTGTATTTTTTATAAAAATAATCTGCATCGAATGCATCCCAGCATAACATTTCCCATTCACGTTGCTGGATCAATAATTCTTTTGTCTTTCCCATATGATTTATATATACTTTAATATAAGTACATTTCTCATTGAGTCCAAATTATTTTTCAGAATTTATATCATAATAATAAGAATCTGAGTCTTCTGCGACCCAACGATCCGAAACTGTTTCTACAGACTGTAATTTATTATCTACTTTTATATCTTTAGGCGATATAGGAAACTTACTTGTTATCCAATTAGAATCGCGCCAATATATTCTATTGTTAGGTTGGCATAACAAATATCCATCATCGGCTACTAACAAATGACCACATTTATAATCTGATGGCTCGTTAGAATACGGATTATCATACCAATCTATCGTCATTAAATATGTAGCCCAAACTTTAGTGCCGTCACGTAAAACAACTTCACATCGTTTATCAGATAGATATTCATAAGTAGTAACCGTTACATTTTCAGAAAAGCAATCCCATAACTGTTTCATATGAAATGGAATATCTTTGGTAGGTTCGTGTAAAAATATTTCCGATAAAGGAACTCGCGACCGTAACATTCCGTAATCGGTCATAACATGAAACGTTAAAATTTTACCTGTGATTGATTGTATGCCGAATGCATATGCCTTATGAAATTTATTATCATCATCAGAATTTTTTGTAAAGTGAGAAACTCGAACTAAACATTTAAATGATAATATGTTTTCATTTAATTTTGGCATTATCAATGCTTTACATTAATGTGTTTATAAGGACAATGTCGACAACCCGAACCGCAACAATGTCCCCTTTTAAGATGAAAGTGGGCGGTAAATACTCGCCGCCCATCTTCCATATAATAATCCTGAAATTTTTCTTCTAAGTCTAACTTAGAAATCCAATCATCTGATCGCATTACTTTTTAATATTAGCTAACTTTGCCCAACGTGATTTGTTAATTGATTCTTGTGTCGTAGCTGTAGTACCATACGGCTCTTTATAATTAATTTCACCTGCTGCTAAAGCTTTATTAACATCGTCTTGAGATACTCCAGATTTTCCAGCTTGTGGCATAAT